AGTTACTAGATACCTTGCATTAGATAGAGGTGGTATCAGAGTCAAAGGAACTACACTACAGAATTTTAATGGTCAGTCCCAATCTAAAAAGATAGGAAATAAGACCGAATATTACCTTGACAGAATCCAGAAAGGTGGTAAAATAGTATTAAGTAGAATTTTAGATGAAATTAAGACTAAAAGTGTTAATCCAACTGGAAGAATAAATAAACATACAATATTATTGAAGACGATTTAGAATGATTTTAATTGATCTGAGTCAAGTGATGATTGCATCAGTGATGGCTCAAACTAGGGGTGGAAAAGAACCCATATCAGATGACTTAGTTAGACATATCTGTCTAAGGTCTATTGCAAACTATAGAAAGAAATACCAGAGAAAGTTTGGTGAGGTCATTCTATGTGTAGACAGTATGCGTTACTGGAGAAAGGATGTATTTCCTTTGTATAAGGCACATAGAAAGAAAGGTAGAGATGAATCCGATATGGATTGGGGTTTAATCTTTGAATGTCTTAATAAGGTTAGAGATGAATTAAGAGACAATTTTCCATATAAGTTTATCAATGTATATGGAACTGAAGCAGATGATGTTATTGGTGTATTGGTTGAAGAAATGCATTCTAAACCAATAATGATTATCAGTGGAGATAAAGACTTTCAACAGTTACAGAGATACGATAATGTGTCTCAGTATAGTCCGATTACTCGTAAAGAAATCGTACTAAATAAAGAGGAAGCATTAGAATATCTTGCAAATCATATTATCAGTGGAGATAAATCAGATGGAATACCAAATGTATTGTCTCAAGATGATTGTATTGTAGAGGGGATAAGACAGAGGCCTGTTTCAAAGAAGAAAAGAGGTATCCTATTAGACCCATTAGTATTTCATGACAGTGAAGTAGAAAGGAATTTTCAGAGGAATAGAACCCTTATTGATTTGACCTATATACCTAATGAATATAAAAAACAAATTCTAGAAGAATATGAGAATGTTAAAGTTGCACCGAGAAGTGAATTACTTAACTATTTTATCAAACATAGACTGATGGAATTGCAAGACCAAATTGGAGATTTTTAATTATGGCAGAAAAAAGAGGTAGGGGAAGACCCAAAGGGGCTAAGAACAAGAAGACCCTAGAAAAAGAAGCTCTTGAACAACTGGATTTTGAACCTACATCTGATGGTGAGTCAGTTTCACAACAAATGCAAGCTGAGTTGGAACCTATTGAAGAAGGTTCTATCAAAGAAAAAGTATTAGAAGGGCCTGATGTTGAAACCAGAGGTAGACCAAAAGGGTCTAAGACTGCTGACTGGGCAGTTAACCAATTACCAAGAAACCCAAGTGTAGTTGAGATACTCAACAGTGCATCTAAACTCAAGAAGAGTGAAAAGGTTGCACTATTAAGTCAGTACACTGGTAGGTCAGATGTAGTTTATTGTTTAAAAGCTGCATTCGATCCAAGAGTAGTATTTACTTTACCAGCAGGATTACCAGACAATGCGGTTATTGGAGACAGAGAAACACCAGATGGTGCATATGATTTAGCACCAGAAAGACTCATTCGTGTTTATAAAAGAATGCAGTATTGGGTAGAAGGTGGTTCTGGACAAGCAAAACCAGCAAAGAGAGAAGAGATTTTCTTGGATACTCTTAGGTCTTTAGAGAAGTCTGAGGCAGAATTCCTTAATGCAATTAGGGATAAGAAGATGCCAATCAAAGGAATAACTAAAGAAATTTGTGAAGAATCTGGGTTCGATCTAAGTCCTAAGTAGTATAAATACAAGTATGGGTGCAACAAATAAACTAGGTGTAACAGAATTAGAACGAACTGTGACTTACAATAGGGATGGGGTTAATACCATTGCAGAAGTAAGACATTTCGATCCTATATTTGGCTTAGTAAAATTGTTAGACCCAAGAAGAGATGAGGTGATCGAATTTCTTTATGACAGAAATTCTTCTACATGGAAAGTGCCAGGCACGAATTGGTATTGTACCAATCCAGACTGGGAAGTTCCAGTAGAGAAACAATTGGAGACTGGTGCAGTTGCACCTAATCCAGTTAGTAGGTTTCCTTCTAGTCCTTTATAGGACAGAGGGAAGTAAATTTTATTATGATGGAAGTGAACTTTTGAACCAACCAACTAATAAGGGGGTGATCGTAACATTTGTTATGAGGGACTTTTTAAAAACTAGTTGGGATAGTAAGGAGAAACATACATCATTCGTGGGTAGAAAAACTATTCCACTACTCACACTTTAAATATGGAGTTATTATGGCGGAAATAAATGTGGAACAACCAGCACTTCAACTAAGGTTTTTAAACCTTAATGATTTTTCTCAGTTGATTGCAGTTATAGATGTTGCAGCTAATCGTGGTGCATATAAAGGTGAAGAATTATCTACAATAGGTAGATTAAGAGACACTTTACTTGCAGAAAGTCAAGAACAATCACGAATATTGCAAGAAGCATCTGGTGCATCTACTACTACACAATTTGGTGGTACTAGTGCAACTGTAACAGAAGAAGAAGAACCAGTTGAAGAAGTTGATTCCAAATCCAACAAGAAGAGGAAATAAATGGCAGATTTAGATTTCGGTTTTACAGCGGTTGACCAAGATGAATTGGTAACTAAGACTGGGGAAGCTGCTGCAATCCAAGAAAAGATTGCAGAAGACCTTAAGAAAGTTGCAGAGTCATCTGGATCAAGTGCAAGTTCAGCACAACTTGAAGAACTTGATGGAAAGATAGATATCTTAACTAAGGTTGTATCAAATGCAGTAGATGAACTTGATGCTGCCAAGTTAGGACTTGGTAGTTCAACAGATGTTGCAGTAAGTCAATTGAAATCAAGTCTTGCAGAAGCAGAAGAACTTATCCTACCACTTCTCTATAAACTAATGGAGAATGAGGATAAGGAATATATCTACTGGCCTAATAGGAAGGCCATCATCAATCAACAGATTGATAGAGTTAAAAAAGTTACAAGGGGTTAATTATGGGTATAGGAACTGAACCAGCATGGTATGGAACAGGTGAAGTAAAATTCACTAAACATATTATGTTAAGAAGTGGAAGTGATTATACATTACTAGATAAGATAATGACTAAGAGGGCAGCCGATGATCCTCATGCCCCTAATGGACTTTTGGCAGAATCAGCAGGTGCATATGAGTGGACTGATGTTAGACAAGGTGGTGGTACTGATGCACTTCATGGTGACACCTACAAGATAAATGATGGAACCTCAAATGCTGATGGACACAACTCAACCAGAGAAGACTCAAGAGCAGGTAAACCAGATGAAACATTCAATACTGCAGCGTATGCTGCAACCAATTGGAATCAAAGACCTGGCGTAGAGTTTGCATGGGTACTGTATGATAAACAGGGTGATGGTTCATGGATATGTACTTCTGAATGGCAGAACTCAGAAGATTATCTAAATGAATATAGAGCAGGTAGATTAACAAGAATGCAATCTTGTGCTGATGGACTTTTAATATCTTCACTTAACATGAAGATTAAATATGAAATGCTCAGAGGTGAAGATAATACTGATGTAATTGCATTAGAAAAATGGTGGGATAGAAATGGATTTGGACACCTTAAAAGAAACAACATATGGAACGAAGACACTTACTCCACCAATCAAGAAGGAACTATACCAGTTACTTACCCAGCGGGTCATCCACTCGCAACATAGGAAATCTATGACAGATGTCAAAGAACATTTACTCCGAATGAAACAAGGAGACATTGCACTTGTCATTAATCAGAATGATGGGTGGTTCAAGAAAGTGAATCTTGCATTTGCAGATGAACCAAAAAATCCAACAGATTTTGATCCTAATTGGTTAGGATTATATCGTGCATGTACTCACTTATCACTAATAGCAGACACATACCTAAGAACTAGACAAGGATTGATGCAAGAAGATGGGTTAGACATAGTAGATTGGCAAGAAGAATTAATGAATGAACTTCCAGACCCAGAAGAACTTGCAATTCAATTAGAGAACTTAGGGTATCCAGTACCACAACAATTAACAGATGATCTGGAAGCAATAGAAGAAGAACTTAAGAAAGAGAAAGAGGAAAATGGTAATGTTATTCCATTTCCTACCGATAAAATATAACTTGCTTTATGGGTACATTTTTTGGTATAATAATAACAATTTAATACAACTCTCACAGGTGAAATATGGGATATTATGATATGAGTGAGGGAGAGAGACAACTTGCAGAAATTGGTAGAGAACTTGCCAGTTATGCAGACAATCACAAGACTAAATCACTCAGATGTAGTCGAAAATTATTCGAGAAAGATAGAAAGGGATGTCCAGAAGATGATGTCTGGAATAACTGTTTATCCGCCTCGGACAAACTAACTCGGTTTGGTACAGTATGGGGGCCTAAGACAATGGATGTATTTACTGCAAAGGAAAAGGTCTTAATAGAAGCAATTTTAAGGGTAAGGAAAAGGAGACATGAACGAGAGCAAAATACTGGAAAGTAATATTAAAGAGTTGCAAAAACAACTCCAAGAGTCTTACAAAAGAATTAGTAAATTGAATGCTAAGATTGATGAATTAGAGAAACTAAATGCCGACATACGAATTTCACAACAAAAAAACTAATGAATACTTTGAAGAGTTCATGTCGATCTCTAAGAAGGAACAATACATTAAAGACAATCCAGATATAGAACAGATTATATCTGCACCTAATGTTATTAGTAAGTCTGGTGAGAGAACAGGTTTAGGTGGTAAGGGTGGATTTAATGAGGTGTTACATAAGGTTGCTGATAAACATCCAAATTCTGATCTTGCAAGACAAGTTAAAACTAGGACTGCAGCCGATGTCAGACGAGACAAAGTAATAGAGAAACATAAACTTAATAAATTAACATAATGAAACAATTTGAAATCTTGGAAGATACCTTCCACAAACTCCCAACAACTAATATAGATGGAAAGAGATATTATACCACACCAGATGGTAATAATTATCCATCTGTTACTTCTGTAACTGGACTTGCAAATAAGAAAGCAATCAAAGCTTGGAGAAAACGAGTAGGATCAAAAACTGCAAATAAGATATCCACTCAAGCAAGTAGACATGGAACATCTGCACACCAACTATTTGAAGATTACATTCGTAATGATAACTTTGAAGAGAAATTTAAGGGTGCAATGCCAACAACCCAACAAGCATTTATAACTGTAGAGAAACTACTTAACCAGATAGGTACTGTTCATGCATTAGAGTCTGCACTCTATGGTGATGAACTACAACTTGCTGGTAGGGTAGATTGTATTGCAGAGTGGCATGGTAAACTTGCAGTAATTGATTTTAAAACAAGTGCTAAACCAAAGAAACCAGAATGGATTGAGAATTACTTTTGTCAAGAGACTGCATATGCAAAGATGTTTGAAGAACGAACTGGTAAGGAAGTAGAACAAATAGTCACACTTATTGCAGTATCAGATGGTACTTCTCAGTTGTTTGTTGATACGCCAAAACAGAAGTGGGTAGACAAATTAGTCTCACTTCGATCTGAGTACAGGGATTTATATGGTGTGTGATGTGTACGATTATGCTAGATACATTAATACCGCAGGAATAATAATTGGAATGAATAGTAAGAATACAAATTCGAGACCATCTTTAAGTATGCCTATTTCTTGTTTGTTATTAGCCACAACTTTACGAATGTGACCCATGACGATTTTTAAACTCCTATGTTATAACAGTGTCTTATTACACTATATCACCTTTATTTATAATACTTTTATGTGCTGTTTTAAAGCCTTGACAAATATAGGATATGTGAGATAATAGATATATGATCTTAACAAAGAAACGATTTGCGACTGCCATAGAAGAGATGGTTTCAGATAAGAAAATGAACTACATTGATGCAATTGTGGCATTCTGTGAATTGAATCATTTAGAACCACAATCAGTGAAACATTTAATAACACCACCTTTAAAGGCTAAGATAGAAGCAGATGCAATGGAGTTGCATTTCATCAAGGATAAGAAGAAAGGTAAAGGTAAACTAACTAATTTTGAAAAATAATGCCGATAACAAATAAACGATTTAACAAGGACTTTAAGAAGAAACGAGTAGTACATTCCAGACATGTGAAGACTATGAACATGATTAAAGAACTAAAGAAAGACCCTAATTCATTACTATACGATGGCGAGAATACTTAGATCATTATGGAATAAGACTACTAGTAGTCATAAGAAGTTAACCTCTCAAGGACAAGGTGGGAGAAGTAGGAAACATAGAATTGCAACATCAACAATGAATAAGAACAAAAAAAGATCACACAAATCATATCGCGGACAAGGTAGATAATGGCATACAATAGAAGACCTCAAAAACAGAAAGGATATAACAGAAACAAGAAGTTTCAAAAGAAGAAAGGGCCACCACCATTTGATGTCCTATTGAGACAGTTTAAAAAGAAAGTAGAAAGGGATGGTATCATTCAAGAGTGTAGACGAAGAGAGTTTTATGTTAAACCTTCTGAAATGAGACAACGAAAAAAGAATGATGCAATTCGTAAAAGAAAGAGACAGATGGAATTAGAAAAGATGGAACATGAACGAATGAGGATACAAGGCAGAAGGTGGTATGGTTGATGCGAGAACAGGGTATGATGCATATGAACTCTATCTTGGTATCAAATTACATTTCAATTCAGACTATGATTACATCAAATACAATGGAAAAGTTAACACAAACTTTGATGCATTTCTTAAGAGAAAGGATAAGTTTCATTTTGCAAAACTTGGAAGGGTATATGACAAAGAACTTAAAGATTTCTTCGTCTCAAATTTTATCTATGAAGATTCATGGATTGGGGATTTAATGGATGGAACAGCTGACACTAATTTCAAGAATTACAAGAAGTATATCCAATCTCTATCTTATTCCTTTGAGAAAGATCAAGAGTTTCTTAAAACACAATGTGGGGGCATTGATGATTTGTTTCATGCTGACTCTACTAGTCATCCCACTATTGTCAAGTGTATTCTATCCAGAAGTATTCATCCGATCACTTATGCACTTACAGAACGGAAATTATCCTTCAGCGATACCTTATCCATAGATGAAGAATATGTTTGGCCAGAAGTTAAGTTAAGAATGAAGAAATTAGTACCATTTGTACCATATGATGTAGTGAAGATAACCGATATAATGAGAAAGGTTTGGACATGACATACGATAAACATCTATTTAACCAACGATTTTTTGAACAGAGTGCAATTTCAAGTCCTACAATGACTCAAAATATCATGAATCCAACGATTTCTTACCTCAATCTTGACAGTTTAAAGACATGTTATGTGGTAGGTAATGGGGTGTCTAGGACTGGGTTGGACTTAGATGTGCTTGGTGGGGACATATGGGGTTGTAATGCACTGTTTAGAGACTACCACTGTGATTACTTAACCATAGTAGATGTAAGTATTATGGGTGAGTGTTGCATGTCTGAATATCCTAGATATCATGATTGTTACTTCTCTGGAGAGTGGGAAGACCCATTACATAGAACTGATGAATACCCAGTGATTAAACAAACAATGGAAGTCCCAGTAGTAGAACATATACTACCTCAACATACACATGTCACTATGCATGGAAAGGGTAATGGTAATATAGGTATTCTAGAAATGCAATCAATAGGAGTAGAGGAAGATTACAGAATTAAAGAAATAAGAGGGCCAGAAGATGACCCATTCTTATTTGAGAATTTCTTTTGTGGAACCAGTGCAGCTGCAATGGCTTCCATGACAGGAAAGTATGATAACATAGTTTATGTGGGATTTGATTCCATATGGAATTATGATATAAATACTTATAATAACATTTATGCTGGAAGTGATTGTTATGTAAGGGATGATGGTCATACTGGTGAGAACGAAAGATTGAGAGAAGGTCTAGATGATCCTAACTCAGTCAAAGGAACTCAAACCAGTCAACTGAATCTTTTACTTGACAGATTCCAAAACATAAGTTATTATTATATGAAGGATGAATTAAGTGTTCATCCACTTAGTAAAACAGTGTTATACGATTAATACAATTAAAACGAGGAAAATATTATGTCTTTTCAAGACTTAAAACGAAGCCGTAGTGGGTTTGATACACTACAAAAATCACTAGAAACCTCTGGTGGTAACAATACCCAAAAATCTTATGTAGATGACCGATTCTGGAAAATCGAGATGGATAAATCTGGAAATGGATTTGCCGAAGTAAGATTTCTTCCTGCTCCTAATGGGGAAGATATGCCTTGGGTTCAATATTGGGATCATGGTTTTCAAGGGCCAGGTGGGTGGTATATTGAGAAATCTCTGACTACTCTCTCTAAAAACGACCCAGTTTCAGATTATAATTCTGAACTCTGGAACTCTGGTATTGAAAGCAATAAAGATATTGCAAGAAAACAGAAACGAAGGTTACACTATGTTTCTAACATCTATGTGGTATCTGACCCAGCACATCCAGAAAACGAAGGTAAAGTATTCCTATACAGATTTGGGAAGAAAATCTTTGAAATGTTAAAGGATAAAATGCAACCAGCATTTGAGGATGAAACTCCAGTTAATCCTTTTGACTTATGGGAAGGTGCAAACTTCAAAATCAAGGTAAGGAAAGTAGATGGATTCTGGAACTATGATAAGTCCGAATTCAATGCACCAAAACCTTTGTTTGAAGACGAAGACCAGTTGGAAGCAACTTGGAACTCACAACATTCTCTACAAGGTGTTATTGCACCAGATCAATTCAAGTCTTATGACGAATTGAAAGAGAAGTTGGACAGGGTTCTAGGACTTGCTGTTGCAACTGCAACTGCATCTACTAGATCAGATGATCTTACTGATGTAGCACAACCATCACCAATGCCGACTGCAAAAGAGACAGACATACCATTTGTTGAGACAGATGACAACTCAATGTCTTATTTTGAGAAGTTAGCAAATGATGTTTAATCTTATCCATTATTGATTTTTTATAAATATATGATGAAGGGGTAAGATACTTCGAGGAAATGCACCTAAGCGGCAGAGTGGTGTAGGTTGACGGCGGGAAGTGGGGCTAGAATCAACACTTTAATTCTCATCCAGAGAATTCAGAGGATTACAAATGAATTATTTATATATAGTACTGGCTATTTGTATAGCCTTTTATGCTGGTGTAACATACGCAGATGAACCCACCTATGTTGATGGAGTATCATCAATAATTAATAATAATTGTGTTGTATGTCATAGAGAAGGTGGGATAGGGCCTATGAGTTTTGAGTCTTATGAACAAGTAAGACCTTGGGCTCCTCTAATACAACACAAAATATCGACTAGAGAAATGCCACCTTATGCATACGATCATGGGATAGGTATTCAAGACCTACAAGGTGACTGGAGACTACCACAAAATGACATTGATATGGTAGTTAATTGGGTAAAAAATGGTTCTCCTTATGGGGATACAGATATCGTTTTACAGCCTCCTTTTCTTCCAGATTTAGATGCATGGTCATTTGAGGGTGACTTTGGTCAACCAAATTTAGTTATCCCTTCAATACCAATAGACATACCAGCGAGTGGTAATGATATGTGGCATAAACACTATGTCTCAACAGGGTTAACAGAAGATCGTTGTATTCGTGCAGTACAGGTTAAACCTAGAGGTGATGCAAAGTCTGTTGTTCACCATGCAAACTCATCTATTGAAGTGGGTGAACAAAGGTATGGTATGTTAACAGAATATGCAATGGGTAAGTGGGGTGAAATAGTACCTACTGGTGTCTGTAGAACCTTACCAGCAAATGCACAAGTATTATGGGATATCCACATGTTTCCCGGCGGACTTGGTACAATGTCCCAAGATGATATAATTAAAGATAATGTTGTTGAGATTGGTCTCTGGTTATATTCAGAAGAAGAGAGTAAAGAATTAACTTACAAACAAGACCTAAGTTTGTATAGGATTAGTAAACAGGAAGATATTGTCATCCCACCTAATGACTATTACATGACTCAAGGGTTTCATTCATTCGACCATCCAGTAAGGATTGACAGTTTTCAACCTCATGGACACTTACGAATGAACGCTGCAAGTATGGAGATATTTTATCCAGAAACAGGCATAACTGAACCAATAAGTCAGATTAGTAATTGGAGTGCAGTATGGCATCATAGTCATTTGTTTGATCCAGATGTTGCACCACTACTTCCTACAGGTGCAGTAATAGTATTGAAACAATGGTATGATAACACAAGTAATAATCCCAACAATCCAGACCCAGATCAATGGGTAGTTGGTGGTAGTAGAACAGGTGATGAGATGACTCATGCATGGTTAGCCGTTACACACTTGGATGATGAGGGTTATAATAAACTTAAATTGGAAAGAGGTATGAAATGAAAACTTTATGTATGTGTTTGATGAGTGGATGTATGTGTTTGACAATGGGTTGTCAACAAATAGCGGGAACAGATTTCTTATTTGATCCTGTGATACTTCCAGAATTTGAATGGGTAGAACCTGTAGAGTTTCAGAATAAACTTAGGACTTGTAGAAGTGCTGACTACTGTTCAGCAGATGAATTGTTTTAATGTACTTGACTGAAATTAGAGTCTGATCTCATAGACCCAGTAGCTCTGATGTTTCTATTTTTCACTTGATTATTTTGATTAGTTACATTACTAACATTTGTAATCATTAGACCAGAACCACCACTAGTAACACCAGCACCCGCTGCAGCTGCAATTGCACCACCAGTTACCATTGCTTGAGGAATCATCATGTTGGCCAGATTTGCAACTTGAACTGATGGGGTAATAGTTACTTCTGCATCACTTAATATTTCCATTGAATCTGCAAGTTTGTCAAGACTATCTGATGATATTCCATCTAATGCAGTACCTAATACACTGAAACTATTTGCAACTGTTTGAATTGCATTTCCTTTAGACTCTAATGTGTCTGGTAATTCTGCAACCTTTTGAAGTGTTTCTACTGTACCACCACCAAAGAAACTTTGAATACCTTCACCAACTCCAGACCAGAATCCACCTTCTCCAGCACTCATCGCTTCCATTCCTTTACCGATTGCTGTAATTCCAGGCCCTACTGACATTAACTTCTCTCCATTAAGTGATTCAAATGCCTTTAAGTCATTTGCCATCTTCTCTAATGGGCCTGGCCCTTTGTCATCAGTGAACATGTCTGCAATAAATCCTTTAAACGCTGCACCTAAACTACCAGTTGTAATCTTACTAAGTGCATCCATTCCCTCACCAAGTGCATTGATATTCTTTGCAACTTCTTTACCATCTACATTACCTTCTATAGTAGGGTCAAATGCTTTAAATGATTTTGCAAGTTTAGGTAGACCACCAGATAATGCACCAGCAAGACTTGCAAGGGGAGTAATCCATGCCATTGCAAGTAACCATCCCATAGACTTACCGATCTCTGATATGTTGTATCTTATATCATCTGCTGGTAAGTCTGCAAATGATTCAAATCCTTTTGATAGAACTGGAAGTGCTAGTCCCATTGCAGTTACACCTAATGCCATTGCAGCCAATGTAACACCGACTCCAACACCTAAGGCTGCAATTGCAAGTGCAAGACCACCAGCACCTACTACCATTGGCCCTGCAAGAGGCCCTAATGATGCAAATGCCATACCAAGTATTCTAATTGGTGCAGCTAGTAATGGGAGTGCTTTTGCAATACCAGCAATCTTCATTCCCATAGGCATACTCAATCCACCACCATCTTTATCTTTCTCTACTGGTTTAGTCTTGTCTGCTTTTGCTTTCTTGACCTCTGTTCTTCTCTTTTGTCTCTTATCTTGGATATCTTTCTTCTTCCAGAATGCTAACATACTTCGACTAGGATCATTCTTGTATCTTACCCAAGCATCCCTCATTGCAATTAACATTCTTAACAAGATAGATTTACCTAGTTTTGCAATACTGCCTAAGAATGGAATCTGTTGTAGGATACCACCAAGTGGCCCTGCAAGTCTAGTGAAGTCATCTTTAAATGATCCAGCAAGACCCTTTGCAGATAATTCACCTTTAGTGATTGATTCTTTTTGAGTATCTATGAATTGATTGAATGCGCCTGGGATATCTGAAAGAGTTGCTCTAAGACTACCAAATAATTTAGTATTGTCTTGAAGTACCCTTTGTTGAGACTTAAGTCTTGTTTGATGTCTCTTCATCTCATTAAGTTCAGCATCTTGGGTTGCATCTAGAACACCACCAGTGGTTTCATTTAGGAACTCTTCTCTGGCCTTTATTTGTTTTGACAGGTCAACTTGTTCTCTTGCATTTTCTTTTGCATTCTGCAATCTTTCTTTAGACCAACCATTTTGTTGTGCAATTGCTTCCAATTGTTTACCAGACATAGTTCTACCATCACTTCCCAGTTCTTTAAGGGAAGTTCTTGTAGTATCGTTTAGTCTATCAACTGCGTCTCTTTGATTTTCCACAAGGTCATGAAGTGCCTGTTCCTTTGCTTCGGCTTTATCTGCAAGCTTCTTCTCTTGTTTTAATCTCCGAATTTCTGCCTTCTGGGAACTATTTCTATGTTCTTCATTAACTTTAAGTAGTTCTTTCAGAACTTCCGACTTAGTTGCCCCTTTGGCGAATGCTTCTTCGATAGCTTTAGATGAACTTAAATCCAAACCTTCTTTGTCTTTGGTGTTGGCCATTTATTATTCCTGTTTACTTATTTTCCATTTGCATCAGACGCATGATCTTTGGATGCACTATTAACATACAATCCAAACCAAGCAGCTCCTGCTCCAACTAGTATTGATATCAGTCCACTTTGTTCCATAGTAGGTTCTGGTAAATCTATAAACCACATTACTACAAAATAAATGAGGAAGATATAAACACTTAAAAATGCACGAGGCCATATTCTCCATGCATCCACAGCTTTTGCAAGGTGTATCCATCTTTGCCATGGATTTCTTTTGTCTTGCAATTCTGGGTCAGTTGCTTCTCTCAGTTGATCTTTTAGGTCAGATACTTCTGCGGACATTGCCATAAACTTATCGAGGTCTATTTGAACCTCATTTCTGGTCATATCCATACTTACTTGATCTGGCATAACTAATCTCTCCTATTATAAATGAATAAGGTTATCTTGCCCTATTCTGTTCTTGTTTTCGTCTCAATTCCTCTTCTTCTAACCATTGCATTAGAAGAGAAATATAAATCTCCCTCTCCCACGGCAGTTGTTGTTCCAATTCTTGTAAACTATAATTGTGATGTTGCATTAAACCGAAGTTTGTTTGCATATAGTTTGCAAGATTGTCATGTGAGAGGGCTATCCGAAAAAATTTGCAAGTCCTACCAACTCTACTTCATTTTCATGTCCACAACCTTCTTTACTACATTTAAAATTAACTGTATAAGAAAGCTTTGGAAGTTGTTCAAAATATGCAGATATCTTTTCAAAGTTTTCAGATGATAAACTGTCTATAAAGACTTGTAGTTCATCTTCCTCAAAGTCTGCTCTGTTATGAACAAACTCCTCATCAAATACACTCTCTACACATTCCCCAACTAACTTAAACAATGTTTCAACATCTAATACTTCTTTCCCTTCTAACAATCTCTCGACAGTGCCGAAAGAAGGTGGTGAAAGATTGATACCTACTTTATCGTCTAACATAATCTTTCCAGATTCCATGTCACCTTCTGATAACTGGACTTGTGAAAGATCAATTTCGTAGTCATTAGGACTATCGCACTCATCACATGTAAACCTAACTGGTGCAGTCTCACCTACTGATTTCATTCTTATCTGTAGGAATAACCATTCTAGATCAGGCCCTGCAAGTGTCTTGACATCTATATCATCTAACAAACACCACTGTGTTATGTTGATGAGTGCTGTTCCAATAACATCTGCACTACCATCTTCTAATGCAAGTAAAAGAGTTCTTTGTTCCTTTACTGTGAATGGATTAAACTTCACCTTTTGTTTACTTATTGGTAATTCAACTCCATATTCAATCTGATTTACCTTTGGTAACGACATAATATATTCTCCATCTTATAAATGGGTATTACTACCCAAATAGTTCTTCTTCAAGTTTCCTAGTGATCTTTCTTCCTAGTTTCTTACCAAACTTTTGAATAACACCACCAAGAAAGTTATCGGCTTTAGGGTTCTTAAACTCACTATGCCAATATCTATACATAAATTGTGCATTACATTTCGTGAAGTCTGAACTTCCACTACTAAATTGCATTTGACCTAACTGTAAGGGCCATGCATCTGCAAGTACACATCTGTATATTACTTGTCCATATTTATCTAGTTGTTCTAGATAAATTGTTCCTTTATAATTATCGAAATAATTACTATAAAATTCTGTTGCTGGAGATACCATGTGTTGTTGCCACATCTCCAGTTGTTGTCTGTCCTCATATGAGTTTTCTAATTGAAAGACACAATCAAAGGGGTCATACATTGGTGCAAGAGGGACAGTTCTACGAGGGCCATACTCTGTTGGTGTATGGGTCATGAATCCTCTGCCTGGCACTGACATAGACTCACATCTTATACCTCTCATTCTTACTATACTTGTATTTCTTACATCTGAGGTTGCACCAGTATCTTCTCCTTCATCATCAAGAACTGGTTCAACATCATCTACTGATAATGATGCAAAGATAGAACAAGTGTATTGATTTGCACGAGGTAAGTTATCTATTGATTGTTTAAATCTATCTATTTTCATTTCTATCCTTTACTTTGACTTATCATTCTCTTAGAATCAGCATATATTGTTGCAAGAGAAGATTTTCTAAACGATTCTACAGGTAGGAATATTGCAATTTCCCAGTCAGCACTGTCAACGATTGCAGCTCTAGACTTCATATGTGCATTTAAATAATGATGTACACATGCCTTGTAGTATGGTCTTCCTTTGATCTTTTGTATCAATTCCCAAGTCAATCTAAATCTAGTTGTCTCATCATATTTATCATTGTTAGTATAATCAAACAATGCATCTAGGAATTGTGCTCTCATTGTGTGTGGTAAATAATGCAAATTAAGTCCCATGAACCCACCTTTTGCTCTTTCGTAGGGTATACATAAGGGAAATCTATCGTAGTAGGGGAGAGTTTTCTTGTGTTTGGGGTCATAGAAGTACATGACCATATCGCCTAGGATAGGATTAGTTCTTTTCCTACTGTCAGTGACTAGTTGTTGTCTACTCACTCTTTTTATCTGAGATACACGAGTACGAAACCAAGTCATTGACTGTTTAGTCCTTGCTTGGATACCACCTCTAAAGGCTTCTCTCTCTAATCTGTCAAATAGTTTACCTGCCATATATGTATTTATGTCATTTGACTAGGTGATCTTCTGTTAATATCCTAAAATTGTATCCACGATCTAAACAATATTCACGAGCTGCATCCCATTTGAGTTCATTGATAGCATATCTCTTACCTTCTTTCAGATAACGACCATTAGACTTCCTACCACGAACAGGCGGTTGTGTAAACTTCTTTGGTTTTACTTCAATGATATCCCTATCGACTGATCCATCAGCCTTTTTGTATTCAATCCAAAAGTCTGGGAAATATCTGTGTACTTTACCATCTATACTACGATATGGTATAACAATCTCTTCACTTGACCATTGTATGATACTTTCGTTAGTATCACAATATTTCATGAACCTGAGCTCCCATAATGAGCGATAAATGATCTTAGTTGGATCACCTTTATACTTTTTCCAGTTAATTGGTTTAAACCTACCCTTGTAACTCATATAAATACTCTATATAAAATAACTTTACATAGGTATTTAGGATGGGATTACTAAAGAGTCTAAAATCAAAACTTATAGGATCAATTAAAACAGACCTTAACTCTGCACTTGCGGGGCAAAGAAATCTGTTCAATGCAAACATAGCAGACGCATTAGATGATCTATTAAAGTCTGCAACAGGTATATCTACCTCAAACATACCCAGTGAAATAACTTCACACCAACAATCAATGGCAGAAGACGCTGCACAAAGAAGAAAGGGTGAAGTAAAGTCTATTGACTATGGGAAATCAACTCCATTACCACAAGTGGAACCAATACAATTTCCTACCGATCAAAATTCATCATTTGTTAGTAATTGGATTGTGTTTAGGACACTAGAACAGGAAGGGACTCAAGTTGGTAGTCAAACAAGAGATAACTATGAGATAAGATTATTCCTACCTAAGATACAAGACAATATATCAGTAACATATAAGAATGAAGACATAGGACTTGCTGGTGCTGTGGGTCAAGGAATGATGGATATGGAGTGGGGTAATATAACCGACACACTTGGTGGTATGATTGAGGAAGGATGGAGAAGTACCAAACAAGAAGTTCTAGATAAAGTATCACAATTAAGACCCTTTGGAACAGGGGTAGTACAAAATCCAGTTAAGTTTCAGTTGTTTGAGAATGTAGGATTTAGAACACATAGTTATCAATTTGATCTGCATCCATATAACTATGCAGATTCAATGGCAATTCAACAGATCATATATGCACTAAAGAAATCTGCATTACCGACAGTTTCAACAGTATCACCACGATTATTCATAATGCCTGCAATGTGGGACATAGATATTGCTGGGGATATTGCAAAGAACATGGAGAAACCACTACCATCTGCAATCACTAAAGTAGATGTTGACTATTCTGGTGGACATGACATGAACTTTGTGTACTCAAGAAGTGGAAAGAATGTCACTGATGCTCATCCAAATGGTGTTGTCTTAAGTGTAGACTTTACCGAACTTATCACTATGGATTCAGACCGATACCAGAAGAATGTATCTGTTCATAGAAGTGAAGGTATTTCAAGTGTAGGTACAGAACTAATGGGTCAAGAAGGACAAATACAAATAGAACAAACCTCTGATCAGCCAACTGATGGGTCACAAGATACAAATAATAATCCTAACTCAGAGTTGACTCAAGAGAATCTAATACAAACACTGGAAGATGGATAGGAGTAACTAATGGCAACAAATTATTTTAGACATTTTCCAGACATGGATTACGACATCAGAAAGGATGGAGTATTACATAAGGCTAAGGATTTATTCAGACAAGTAAGAGTATTTGGTGATAAGGAAGAGAGTGCAACAGGATATGAGTATATGCATGTTGGTGATGGAGATAGACCAGATGCAACTGCATCTAAAGTATATGGTGACTCAACATTATATTGGTTATTCTGGTTGGTAAACGACCATTTAACAGTATGGAGTGATTGGCCAAGATCAAATTTCATGCAAGAGAAATATATTGATAGAAAGTATGCTGGTACAGCACTAGTTGCAGAGGTATCTACATCTATAGTGTCATCTGCTGACAGTAAATTCACTATGGGAGAAAAGATTACAGGATCAATATCAAATGCAACAGGATATGCAATTAATATTGACCCAACATTTAATCAAGCAATTGTTAATGATGTACAAGGAGTATTTCAGACAGGTGAGACAGTAACAGGTAGTAAATCTGGTAAGTCCTTCACATTATATTCACTTGCAGATTATAAAGATAGACCACATCATTATATTGATGGGGATGGAAATAAAACAACAGTTTATAATGCATTATATACAGTAAAGACTAATGCAGAACATGAACGAGAACTTAATGATGATGCACGATTCCTCAAATATATTCCAGTAGGATATTCACACCAAATAATCAAAGAGTTCAGAGATTTAATTAGGGAGTAATATATCATGCCAATGTTCATGGGACAGGGTACTCCGAATAGATATTTTATTGAGTCTCTAACGATATCCAACAATTCTGGTGTCCAAGAGGAAATAGTAGAAATATTCGAAGAGTTCGTCATTACCGAATCAATATATCAAAACTTTGTCACTGGATTTATTAAAATAACTGATGGTGCAAACTTTTTTAATCGTATAGGGTTCACTGGACAAGAATATATTCGTATCCATCTAGCAGGTGTAGAAAAGGGTGATGATAAAGTCCCTTATGATGAACATATCGACCTAGTATTCAGAATATATAAGGTCACTGATATGACGAAGGAAGGTAATACGACTGGATATAGACTACACTTTGTTACACCAGAAGCATTAAAGGCCCATAGACATAGAATATCTCGTGCATATAATGGGACAATATCCGATATATGTGCAAAGATAATGAAGGAAGAGTTGGGTATTAGAGACGATTCTAATAAGAAACCAGATGGTAAATACACTGGTACTCGTATGCCTTCAGAAGGAAACATCCAGTGTATTATCCCTAACTGGACAATATCAGAGACCCTCAATAGACTAGTTGCTCGTGCAAGTACAGAAGAAGGAATAACACCTAATTCTTACTACATGTACCAGACAGCAGGTAAAGGATATAAACTCAATAAGATAGAAGACATGTATCAACTCAAATATCTGGGTGGAGATGCAGTAATGGGTGAAGCACTTGCTGGAACAGGGGATATGAAAGGTGCATATGACTCAGATGGTACAGATGGAGAGAGGCCGGGGCCAGGAACAGACATATATGACATCAACAAACCCAATATGTTTGATGTAATAGAGAACACAAAGAAAGGGGTATATTCTGGTAAGAGAATTACCATGAACCCTATTAACAAGATTTATCAAGAGATACCATTCAGAATTGCAGATGCAGATGAGTGGGATATGGATTCCAAAGGGGAATATAAGACTAAAGGACATATATCCAAGTCATTGCCCTTTAGAGTTGCACCAGAGGTGGTTAGGTTGCCCTCTGATGGTGCAGTAGTGGGAGAGGCATTAGAACTTGCATCTCAAAGTGAGTCATTAGACTCAATTATAGATTATACTGATGCAGCCTTGGACTTTGGGTATGAAACCCCAATGAATATTAATGGAAAAGATACCACGATTAACAATCTCCACCATAAGACTCAATTAGGTAATTTTAAGAGACAGTCAGTACGACAACTGTTAACGACTAACACTGTGAATGTTGCTATTTCTGGAAGAACTAATATATCGTGTGGACAAACCATTAAATTAGATTTAAAACAACCGATTGAGTCTGGTGGGGTAGTAGAGGATGAATTTATGCATAATGGTGAATTTCTAATCGTGGGATGTTCCTTCTTAGGAACACAAGACAGTCTTATAGTGCAGTTAGAACTTGCAAAAGATGGATTAGAATCAAGTATGGATGGGTTTCAAACTCCTACTGCTATAGTAGGATAATGAGTACGAAAATAAAGGAAAAGAGGTTATATATCTCAGAGAAATTATATAACAAGCACGACTTCTACCGAAAAGGATTCTATATATGTTTTGCATATCTATTGTGGGACTTATTTAGATCGTTTGGATGGATATAAAGGAAGACACTAAAAATAGACTAATTGATTTTGGAATCAGTGCGTCAGTCTATATAATAGGTGGTGGATTAATGTTTATAATTATGTTTTGGACATAGAACGAGGAAAACAAATGAAAAGATATCAAGGAAAGGTCTTGATAGGGATTATTACGACTATATTAATGAGTGGGTGTATGTCATATGAGTATGCAGAAGGATACATAGGATCACAACAACACCTAGAGAAACAATTAAGGGAGAATTTTATACAGGTATGTACAGGGACTAATCATAGGAACATGACATGCAGATGGATACCAAGATAATGGATATTCAAGAACAAATCAAACAACTTAGACTCCAACAAGAAGTAACCAAAGGTATGGAATGGTATCGTCTAGAAGAAGAGATACAGGAGTTACTTAGTAATGAATAGTTTTTTTTCGTCTTTTTTTCCCCGCCCCCTTTCGTATATAACCCTTTCGATTCCGATTTTTTTTCTTCTGGTAGGTTGCAAAAATACCATAGAGATACTTCCGAATCTATGTTATAACGATAAAGATGGCACCTATGTGTGTCCTAGTAATGATCCGATAAACTGTCAAGATGTGAATATGGACTGTAATTGGTCACCACAAATAGATATAGAGAGGGTTGCAGAGAAGCCTAAACCGACTCCTAAACAACTGCATGATATGTTACTATACAACTGTAGAATATTTCTCGGAAGTGATGCATGGGACTGGTGCATGGGATATGAGGATAATCTCCTACTTGCAAAGATGGAATATGGAATACATGAATAGAGACTATAAGAATAAACAATTAGAATTAACTGATCTTAATGCAGATGGACATGCAGATTACACCGATGCTTACTGGAAAAGATCAGTAGATGGTAGGGATGAGAGTGATGATATAGAGGAATCTAAGAGAGTAACAGAGCAATTTGAATCGTTCTGTAGTAGGATGTGGTTGGATAATTGTGATGAGAACAAGGCATTTGGTGCAATATCATACACGAAAGATGAATATATTTCTAAATATAATACATGGTTATGGGAGAAATTTCAAGAAAATAATGGCATTGTGGGAATAAATGAAGAAAAATAATCAAAAAATAATGCAAAAAAGAGACATTTTCGAAAGTGAAAATGCCATGGCACTTAAGAGGGGGATGAATGACTGAAAACATAAGGTTCGCAGGGAAGAACTCATTCAGTTTTTTCACAGGAATAGTAGAGGATAGGTTTGATCCCTTAAGCCTCGGCAGAGTTCGTGTGAGAATCTATGGTATTCATAGTGATGAGAAGAATCAGATAGCCACACCAGACTTGCCATGGGCTCAAGTCCTTATGCCCACTACATCTCCGAGTCTTTCTGGTATGGGCTTATCGCCTCATGGCCTTGTAGAGGGCTCTACAGTGATGGGGTTCTTTAGAGATGGTAGTATGATGCAAGACCCTGTTGTACTTGGTAGTTTATTTGGTATACCTAACAAGTATTACAAACAAGACGAGAGAGGCGAGGGTATAGAACGCAGTGCTAGCAGGGGCTTCAACGATCCTCGTGTATCTGGGAAGTATTCTGGGGATGATGCACCGAATCCAGATCATATCCAGAGGACATTTGGTCTATCTTTAACCCTTGATGACTCTCCTAGACGCCCAGATAGTGTAGAAATGAAGGTAGATGGTACTGGTAGTAAGATCAATCAACCAGATAAGGGCATCAATTACCCTAAAGAAGACTACTATGACTCCTCAGATGTTAACTTTATAGCACAAAATGACATATCCCAGTACCCTAATGATCGTATTCTACAACATGAGGGCTCAATTGTCAAGGAACCATCTCGTTCTGGACAGGTAAATAGTACCTATCCATTCAATCATGTGTATGAATCTGAGAGTGGTCATGTATTTGAGGTAGACGACAGCCCCGCGGCAGAGCGCATACACTTATATCATAGGAGCGGAACGCGTCTAGAGGTACTACCAGATGGTAGTAGAGTGACTAAGATTGCAAATGATGACTATGAGATTGTAGTTAAGGATAAGAAACTACTAGTGTTTGGACAGGTAGACATAGAAGTTAACAGGGACAAGTACCAGCTCACAGTGGGCGATGAGATAAACATCAAGGCGACAGGCGATATCAACATCACGAGCACAGGCACATGCAACATAGTATCTGGTGGTGAGGTGGACATCAAAGGTGGTACTGTAAAACTGAACAGCCTCTAAGATTCTCTGGGGCTTTAAGTAAATGATTCTATTAGAAAAAGGGTAACCTTTTACTATTTGGGACTCCTAGATTTAGTCCTTAAGGGTAAATGGATACCTTAAAGCAAATTAATTTTAAACAAGAAATTCTATGAACATCAGAAATGACTATAGAGGAAGAAAGATATACGACTCATGCACGAATGCCTTATAAGGATGCAATTCGTATTATACTTCGCACTATAGATTATCACAATAGAATGATGGTGGAAGACAAGGATAACTTCTTGTTCCACGAGAAACAATGCATTAGATTAAAGAATTGGATGATGGATATGAAAGAATTTATAATACTCGAAGAGGAACAATAATGGAATTCGTTATTGTTGTTGTTTCACTACCACTTTTACTCCCTATATTAGATACTGCACCAGCAGTAGTTGTAGATATAGTTGGAGTAATAATGGCTGTGGGACTCCCACTATTACTGTAGATAAATCTGGTCTTAAGAGTCATCCTATCCAGACCTTAGATGACTCTCAAGATAATATAAAAAAACTCTTCCAGTAGTTTGAAAACTTTTTCGGTTTTATCTGGAAGAGTCTTTCGATTAACTGTTTTTTCTATTGGGGAACTCGTTCTTTGGTTTCTTTCTATCAGTCTTGTATAACCAAAGGGTCTCCAAAAACCCCTTACTCAATCTAATTCAAATCATTACCTCTCTCATCATGTATATTATTATAACAATTTTTGTACCCATCTGTCAAGGCACTATAAATATAATACATGAACTGGAATAAAATAATGAATTACAAGTTTCACATTAAATGGGTGTTTGCATTTCTGTTAGGAATGATGGCAGGACTCATTGCATTACTTATATTTGTTATATAAATAAAAATTAATTTATAATGTTAGAATGGTTAGATAAAATAATTACTAGAAGAGCAGGTAAGACAGAGGAAGAAGAAATATATCAGGCTAGATGGGTTTGGTATCATACTATTCTTTGTGGTCTTATCTTCATTTCAGTTATATTACAGATTGCAATTTTACTTGCAATTATATTAAAATAGGATATAATACTTATGTTAATAAAAACCCTTAAATATATGTTTGGTGGGCTAATGTTAATCATTATTCTGGGACTCCTACATGGTGCATTCCATATGGGTTCTATGAAGGATGATATGCGTAAAATGAAAGCACACAAACATTCCGATAGTGCAGTAATGCAGAAACGACAAGAATTCTGGAAACAGAAAAAACAAAAGGAACGACACGAAAAACTTCCTCATCATCTTCATGATGGTGACAGAATATTCTGGGATACCGAAGGTAAAGGTTATGTTCCAGAGGACAAAGAAAAATGATTAGAAAAATACTTGCAGAACATCTAGGTAAATCAGTAGACGATCTCAGACCAGAACACGATCTGATAAATGACTTAGGTGCAGACTCCCTAGACACAGTAGAATTAGTTATGCAGATTGAAGATGAATATGGTATAGATATTCCAGACGAAGATGCAGAAGGAATTCGTACTGTTGGAGATTTAGAAAAATACATAGAGGACAATACATAATGCCTAAAAAGAAAACAGCAAAGAAAACAGTAACAGTTAAATCAACGAAAAAAGTTGAATCAGTTTCAACAAAGATTACTGAACCAGAAGTAGTAACTTTAGAAGTTGCATCTGATGGTGGAGTAGTTGCACCGAAGTGGGATGGAACAGATGACCCTAATGAATTTGGTGTGAAAGCATTAACTTCTGTAGATGGTTCCAGTCAAGGTGTTGGAGTTAAACCAGAGGATGTAGTTACTATTACATCAAAAGGTGATGTCGAAGATTAGTAAGATGTTTTATTTTCGTAATGAATCCACAGCCCATTCTCCGCTACTATGGATGGGACTCCTATCCTTAATACCTATTCTGGTATCTACTAATGAAATCGTCATAGGAGCATTCTCATGTGTCCTAGTCTATTGCATTTATAGTTCAATCTTAAGGAAGTAACATGGCAACTGCATTACCACAAATGCAATGTCCAGAAGTTATTCTGCCAACTAGTGCAGACTTCATGAACCTTATGGGTGGACTTGCTGCGATCCCAGGCGAACTTGCAAGACAAGCAATCCTTCAAGGACAACAAGAACTCCTAGAAACTGCCGAAGAAATACATGGTATCGTAGATGGTATTAAAGAAGTCACAGGTATATTTCCCTTATCTTTTGTTCCAGATGGTACTGTTAAAATACCAGAATGGGAAATGCAAGCATGGGCACAATCCATGCTCAACGAATTTAAACTCTTCCCTCAAGTAAAGATTGCAGAACTGTTTGCAAAGATAGTTCCTATCTCTCTTGAAGTTCCAGTACCACCTTTCGATATTAAGATAGATGTTATAAAGTTATTTCAAGACCCAGCATACAAAGGAGAACTACTTGCAAAAGTAACAGCAGAATTTGAAGACCTAAAGAAACTACTTCCTTCTAGTATACAAGATATGTGGAGTGAGATGGGTGTTAAACATGATGAGATGGGTATCCGAAAGATGTTCATGTTTATCATAGGTGAACTGTCAGCTGCAATGTCTAACCTATTATTCTTTGCAGTCGAAAAAGCAATATCAATATTCTCAATAATATGGGATGCATTGGGACTCCCAAACCCAGCTGCACTACTTACTATAGATTGGAATGCATTAATACAAGCTCAGATAGATAAGGCAAAATCGGCAGGGGAAGACTTCTTAAACGAACTCAAGGAAGGACTTTTAGGAGTAGAGATATTTGGGTTTACCATAGAAGATATTATGGGTGGTGCAATACAAGAGAGTGTCAAGTCTACAGTAAGGGAAATAGATCGAATGATTGACAACCTTATGAAGTTTGCAAGAGAGTGGCCTTACTACTTATTCGAACAAGCAATGGCAAAGATACTTTCTTTTCTTAAAGCAATAGGTCTGGATGGAATAGTCCCTTATCTTCCTTTTACTTTTTGTGATTTCTTAACTGTTTTAGGAGTCCCAAAAACAATTGCTCTTCCTTCTAACCCAGCTGCAAAGATAGTTACAGGGGTTGCATCAGCAGGATTAGCGGGTGCCACACTTGGTACTATAGATAAAACAGTTAATAACATTACTACGACAGCAGGACAAACAATCATTGAACCACCATTAGGCAGTCAGTATGTGGATGGAAGTGTTACAGTAGTAGATCAATCTGATCTTGCAACTGCAACCGAAGCTTCTCCTTTAACTGCATTTACTGCCTTTTCAATAGAGAGTGGGAACATAGTTTTAGACTCTGCAGCTGCAGAAGGTGATAAATTCATAGCAATTCCTACCTAAGACACAAAGAACTTGTCGTGGTCGTATAAATACCTATATGGCACAATTAAATGTAACTCCAAACAAGAATAAACTTACTGCAAGAAAGTTCTATACAGATATAGATGAGAACCTAAGGGCACATCCTTCTTCTAAAGACTTAACTCTTAAACAAGATAAGGAAGCAGTTAGAAGGTCTATTCGTAACATAGTAATGACGAATAAATTTGAAAGACCTTTTAAGCCTAACTTTGGTGCAAATCTAGTTGCACATTTATTTGAACTGAATGATGCAATATCTCGTGAAAGAATTACTAAAGATGTTATCAAACAAATAGAAATGTTTGAACCTCGTGTAAAGGTTTTTGATATATTCTTTAATGATCTAGATACTAATGATGTTAACATTACTATTCATTATGGAGTTAGGGGTGCATCATCACCAGCAGAATTAACAGTATTTTTAAAGAGAGTAAGGTAAAATGGCAATTAAAAGTTCACAAATTAATATCACAGATTTGGACTTTGAAGATATATCGGCAAACCTAAAGGAATATCTTAAAGGACAATCTAAACTAAAAGACTACGATTTTGAAGGAAGTAATATATCAGTATTACTAGACCTTCTTGCATACAGTTCTCATGTCTCTGCGTTTAATGCAAACATGGTTGCATCAGAATTGTTTTTGGATACTGCACAGATTAGAAAGAATGTAGTATCTCGTGCAAAAGAAATTGGTTACACTCCGACTTCTTCAACTGCTGCTAAAGCAAATATAGATGTCCGAGTTAACAACCCAACGATTGGCGGTTCAACACCTACCTCTCTTACCCTAAATCGTGGACATAAATTTAGCACTTCTTTTGATGGGGTCTCGTATCCCTTTGTAGTATTGACTACCAAGACCATTACACCAAACAACAATATATTCTTATTTGATGATTTAGAAATCACTCAAGGAACTATGAATTCTGATGTTTACAAATACAATAGTCAGATTCAAAACCAAAGATTCCCAATGACTGAATCACTAGTAGACACTTCTACTGTATCAATTACAGTAACCTCTGGTGCAACTACTACTGCATGGTCACAGGCAACAGATATATCTTCTGTTAATTCTAAGTCAACAGTATGGTATGTACAGGAATCAGACGAAGGATATTTTGAAGTTTATTTTGGAGATGGTAATGTTAGTGCAGAGCCATTGGATGGAGACACTATTACTATATCATATTTGGTAACTAATGCAACTCATGCTAATGGTGCAAGATCATTTACCATGACAGATTCTATTAGTGGTAATTCAGATATTACTCTTACAGTTGGTGGAAATGCAGCTGGTGGTAAAGGTAAAGAATCTATAGAGAGTATAAAGTTTGCAGCTTCGAAGTTCTACACTTCTCAAAACAGACTAGTTACAGTAGACGATTATAAATCTAAACTACAAACTTTATATAAGGGTGCAGATTCAATTGCAGTATGGGGTGGAGAAGACAACGAACCGCCTGAGTATGGAAAGGTATTCATAAGTATTAAACCAAGTCAAACAATTAATACTTTAACATCCACAGAGAAACAGAATTTAAAGACTCTATTAAAGAATCTAAATATGTTAACAGTAAGACCACAAGTGGTTGATGCAGAGGTCATAGAGATTATCGTAGATACAACTTTCAAATTTAACCCAAGACAAACAACTAAAACATCTTCTGAATTAGAGACACTCGCAAGAGCTGCAATAATTTCTTATGATAATACTTACCTATCTGGATTCGATTCTATATTCAGAAGTTCAGTATTAGCATACGACATAGATAATTCAGAATCAAGTATTCTAAGTAATATTACAAAAACGAAATTAAGAAAAACCTTGAAGCCAACAATCGGTGAATCAAAAGGATACACTGTAAACTTTGGTGAAGGTAATGCATTCTATAATCCACATAGTGGCTATAACAAAACCAATGGTGGTATAATAGAATCAACAGGATTCGTCAAGAGTGGAGATGCATTTACATCTTTCTTTGATGATGATGGAACAGGAAAACTCAGACGATTTTATTTCTCTGGGTCAACAAGAGTTTATGCAGATTCCGAAGCGGGAACTGTAGATTACAGTAAAGGTAAAATAACTATAAATGGTATTAACTTTGCATCAACAGTTAATACTGATAATAGTGTTTACATTACTGTAATACCGAATTCATATGATGCAGTGGCATTCAGAAATAATCTTTTGGATATCAATACATCATTGATTAGTGCAACTGGGGTCTCTGACTCTATTGCATCTGGTGATACGAGTGCTGGAGTTGGGTATACCTCAACAAGTAGTCACTCCTAAACTATGATCCATGTGTATGCATGGAGTAGAATTCCTACATTGTGTAGGTTTAAATTAATGCTTATTTAGAGAGGAAACTAAAATGGCGGATAAAAAAGTAACAGCCCTAACTGATTTAGGGACAGGAATAGCAGGTGAAGACTTGCTACATGTTATTGATGACCCATCTGGAACTCCAGTAAACAAGAAAGTATCTATGAGTAATGTTTTACAAAACCTTCCAGACTATCTTGGGTTTGCACAGAGTGCTGAAGCAGTAACTTTTACAAGTAATGCTGCAACTGCAACTGCTGGTAAATTTGCTCACTATTGCACAACTGGTGGTGATGGTAATGACACTTTGACCCTTCCAAATGGAAGTACAGGTCAACTTAAGTTTATCGTTCACGCAGTTGATGGTGGTGACAGTCTAATAGTTAACCCTAGTGGTACATTCACTGGTGGTTCAACTTGGACTAGCGATAATGCTGGTGAATGTTCAATCTGGTTATACACTGGTGCAACTTATGGTTGGGTAATTCTATCTAATCAAGGTGGAACAATAGCATAGTAATTAATCATGCCTATCCTTCATGACAGAATAAAAGATCAACTGACTGAATTGTTGCCAAATTATATGGCAGAAGAAGGTCAAGGTTTTCAAACATTTTTGGAAGCCTACTTTGATTACCTTGAAAAAGGAATTCTCGTCTTTAAGGAAGGGACTGATTTAGAAGTAGTAGGACTGGAGACAGGTGAGGGAAGTCTTCTTCAAGAAGAAGAAACTTATTCTCCTTCTCCAGTTGCTGCTCACAGATTCGTTTATGAAAAAGCATCCACTGGTATTATACAAAGTGGTGGATGGGAAGTAGGAGAATATGTTGTAGGAAGTATATCTGGTGCAACTGCACGAATAGATGTATTAGGTAACAAAAATAATAAACTCTATATTGAGTTGTTTACCGAAGCACATTTCTTATTAGACGAAGAAATAGTAGGGCAAAACAGTGGATATACTGCAAAGGTAAATTCATATAAAGGTAATGCTCTATCAGCTGCAAACAATCTTTTATCATATGCAGATGTAGATAAGACAACAGGAGATTTCCTTAATTACTTTAGGGAAGACTTCATGCCGTCTATTGACCAATCGGTTATTGCAGATAAAAGAATACTTGCCAAACACATAAATGAAATTTACTCTACTAAGGGTAACTATTCATCTTATTCATTTCTTTTCCGAATACTTTATGGAGAAGATATTTCAATAGCATATCCACAGGATAATGTAATAAACCCATCCGATTCTGGATGGACAGAACCAGAAGTTTTACATTTATATTCTACAAAGAATCTATTAGATTATCCTTTGGGTAGAGTTATTAAAAGAAATGCAGCCAAAGAAGTAATAACAAATATACAGGTTGATAAATTAAATCGTGTGACTGGTGGTGAGGGAGAAAACACTTATTCAATTAGAGTAGAAACTCCTTTTCTAGGCACACTTAATATAGGTGATGAAGTTGAAGTTCAGTCAAGAGCTGATGCAACGAAATACCATCTTGCAACAGTTCGTGGTATTACAGGAGACATCTCTACTACTGATGGTGCAGTTTATATTTACCAAGAAAATAGAGATGGTGTTGTCGGTTCAGAATCAGATAATTCAGAAGGATTTTTATTAGAGACTGGAACTGATCTAACTAGTGATACTAGTATTCTCTTATTAGAAGATGCAACTCATTGGACTAGACATGCCTTTACTTCAACTGCAAGTCAGACAAAATTTTCAATTGGAAATCACGATTGTGCAAATCCAAAAGTCTATGCAAATGTTGGTGGGGAAGTTGTATTAGTAGAATCAACTGATGCAACTAATGGATGGACTACAAATTCAGATGGTATAACATTCTCAACTCCAAGATCAAATGGTGATACAATTATCGTTTGGAACAATGCAACAGACCCAGTTCTTAATGAAGTTCATGGTAAGAAACCTATACCAGTTTTAGAATCAGTTAACACCACAAGTACAATTGCTGTAGTTGGTGGTGGTATGTATTCAGAAGAGATTAGTGATGGTACACTCTATACAGTATCAGAAAATGTTACTGTTAATTTACCATCATCAGAACTTGGAGTTGGATTACTATCTAAAACTCTTGTTGGAGAAACTAGAGATGGTGGTATCGAACAAGTTATTATTGACCCAGCCAATCGTGGTACAGGATATGCAGATGGTAACCTTATTGTATTTGACAATAGGGATACTGGTGGTACAATGGCATATGGTGAAGTCTCATCAACTTCTGGAAATATGTTCTTGGAATCTGGAACAACTTTTGGATCATTAGAATATACTGCAACTGCTGGACAGGTATTATACTCTGGATTAGATAACCATAATCACATGATGGTTTATGACCCAGAGAAAGTAGAAGTCTATGTTAAGAGAGCAGATGCAACACAGAGTATTGCAGCTCAAGGTGGTAATGTTACTTTCTCAGTTTTCGAACTTGTAGAAGGAGATGCAAACATTACTCTTACAGGTCACTCTGTAGAATTTACAGGAGACTATGCAGATAGCACTCATGCAAAATATGCTGGTGGTGTTAACACAGTTGTTTGGGTTATAGCACAACCAGATGATACTAATATAATTTTAGAGGCAGGTACTGGTGAAGGTAATTTAATTTACGATCAGTCAGGCGCAAGTCCAACAGGATCAATTAGAAGAGCAACAGTAAATGCTGGTGGTGTGGGATATACTTCTCTACCAAAAACATATGTTGGTGGTGAGGTTTTCTATACTGACACAGGTGAAATTCCATTATCAACAAACACAGCATACTCTGGTAAATCTTTCCAAGTAGGTGAATACTTAACTAATGCTGGAGAGACTACAACATGGGGTGTTATTTTAGAACACGATTCTGAAATTCGTAAATTAGTAGTTGGTAAATTATCAGACTCTACAGAAACAACTGCTCCAGCAATAGGAGATATTGTTAGGGGTGCATCAACTGATATAGAAGTAACAGTTAAAAATAGTTCATTAACCACAGGAACAGGTGCTCAACTAATTGCGTTTGGTAATGAAATAGGTAGTATAGGTAAGTTAAGAGTTGTTACAGAAGGTAATCACTTTAATAAATCTGGTGGTATTCCAAACTATGAACACAAGATGATTGTGGGAGAGATATCTGCTGTACCTACAACTTCAGCTACATTGACAGGTAATATCTCTGGTGCAACAGGAACTATAGAATCTTATGATGGAGATAGACACTTACTTACAGTCTCAGATATAACAGGTATGTTCAAAGAGGGAGAAGTAGTAACAGCCTCAGACAGTAAAACCTTTAAAGTATTGAGATCAAATCCAGCAACAGCAAGAGCAACAAATACAGTAGTTGCAAAAATAGATGGGAACTATACAGACGATAAAGGTTTCCCATCAGTAACATCACAAAGAATTCATGACTCTTATTTCTACCAAGACTTCTCATATGTCATTAAGGTAGGTAGGAGTATAAACCAATATCGTTCCATTGTCAAACAGTTATTGAACCCAGCAGGTACAATCTTCTTTGGAGAGGTTGCAATTAGTCAAGAGGTTGACTCTCGTGCAGACATCTACAATGCAAACTTTGATGGAACAAAAACTACAAGATCGTTTATTCCAATTCTATACATTGGTTCTAAGATTGATCCAGCAAAAATTATACTGGAAGATGGAACAGAAACAGGTCAAGGTACAGATACATTCTATGGAACATTAGACAATATCACATTAGAAAGTGGTGAGGGAGTATTAACTTCTGAAAGATTCCTTGTTAATGACAGAATGGAATTAAAATTAGAATCCGATTCAATGAGTCCAGCTGGATCATTTGACTTTACAGTTGGAGAATATGTTTACCAGAATCAATTTAAAACTACAAGTGGTGACTTATCTACATTAAGAATGAAGGTTGTTGCAGTAGGTGATTGGATTGCTGACTCTGGAGTTGGTGATAAACTTACAGTAGAAAGTATACTTCCAGACCATGCAGCGATTAAACAATACTTATTAGAGGATGACACAAATCATAATTATGATTTTGATTATCAACACTTCACTGGGTGGATAACACCATACCCAAGTATAGAAGCATGGGAAAATAACCAAACATCTGAAGCTGCAAACCACATGCCATGGGGTATTGTTGGAGAATCTTCTGGTAAGAAAGCAGAGGTTGCTACAGTTAGACATGCAAATGTTAAGAAAGACCAAGCATCTGGACAAGCATGGATTGTAGGACAAACAATTACAGAAACAGATGTTGGATTGTATGACAGGATTGTTCGTGCAAGTGTACAGGCAGGTGGTCATGAAGTCATTAAAGAACTTGAGATCATGCCACACTATGCACATCACAGAATGTATTATACCACATTAGATAACACTTTACCAATAGGAACAATAGTTAAGGGTGCAACTTCTGGGGTACAGGCTCGTGTTATGGAACATAACACAGAAGACAAATACTTTATTCTTTGGATAGGTGCAACAGAACCTTTTGGAAGTAATGTAGGAAACTTTACAACAGAAGCAATTAAGAACCTTGCATTAACTACCACATACTTTACTCCAAGTAAGGTAGAGATACATCATCCATTTGAAGATGAACCAAAAGAACAAATACAAACAGAACCAGTTACAGCAGTAAGTGGTAAGACTGCAACCGAAGGTGGTGCAGAACCTTATGACCATAGTGCAACATACAATGAAACTTATGTTGAGAGTCCACAAAATATTGGTACTTTAGATACTGATAGCAGTTCTCCTACTTATGGCCAGTATCTAGTAACTAGAACTAATGAACCATTATTCCCTAGTGGACATGTTGGTAGAGGTAAAGTATTACCAACAAACGAACCTAACGAGTTCTACGATACTGTTATGAAACAAAGGACTAAGAATATCATAGTAACTCAAACCTTTGCAAGTGCAGCCGTTAAGAGTGGTAAAACTCTTGCAGCCGTTCCAAGTTCTAAAGAAGATATGAACCAACAAGGGTTAAGAGGACAGGGTGCATACACATCTCTTCTAAGAGTAGGTGGATTAGAGTGGGGTGAGTCAATAAAGAATGCTGGTAGAGATTCTATTATAAACAATCACAATACTGATACCTTTAGAACTGTTTCAGATAATACTAATTGGGGTAGTTATGACCATCATGGTTTACAATCTGGAGTAGGACATTTACCAATTCCATCTGACTCAAAAAGAATTAATTCAGTTCTTATAGGAGATGCAGAACAAATAGTAATGGAAGATGGTTCTAGATTTGTTGCAGAACCAGATGAAGGCTTCTTAATGATGGAACCAGAATGGGAAGAGTTCAATGCAAATGTAACTACAGATGGAAAACAATATTACAATAATGGTTGGACAGTAGACCCAACCGAAGAATTAACATTAGAAGATGGTGGTAGATTAGCATTAGAAGTTGCAACAGACAACGAAGATGTAGTTAAATTTATGACCGAAAGAACACCGAACTTTGCATCCATGTTTATCAACAATGAAGACAATGGTAGAGTCGTAATGGAATCTGGAAATGCAGCCAACATGAGTGGTGGTATTAATATAGAGTCTGGATTAGGTGGTGCAGTAGTTCAAGAATTAGCAGAGAGTGTCGTAGGAGAAGAAAGAATAAGTCTAGGGCCTACAATGGGAGACCTCTCTAAAATAGGATTCTCTTCAACTTTAGAGTTTGAAGAAAGGATAAGACAAGAGTCTGGGAATGCAGCCAACAATGTTGGTGGTGTTAACACTGAAACTGGTAAGGGTGATTTAGTCCTTGCAGAAGATGGACTTCCAGCAACACATTCAGATTATGATGGTGCAGTAGGATTTAGACTCTTAATAGAACGCCCTTACGAGGGCATCACAATTAGTGATATAAGTACCTTATATGGAAACATTTCCATAGGGGAACTCGAAAAACAACAAGGAAAACAAGGTAATTTAACTTTTTCTGCATCAATTCAATCTGGTGCATAGAAGTGGTATAAATACCTAGTAAGATAATTTAAATTATAACAAAAATTTAGAGGAAGGAAAAACAAATGGCAGCGATTATTACCGAAAAATTTCGTTTGCACAATGCAAAGCAATTCAGAGAAGTTGCGTCTGAGTCTGGAAATGACATGTACATGTTTATTGGTAGACCTAGTGCATGGACAGACGACAGCAACCCACCTACTCCTGTAGACTCTTTGAATGATGAGTATGACGCATATAGAAATATGGTAGCATTAAAGTTGATATCATCAACTGATGTTAGTCATGCCGTTGTTAGACGAGACTGGACTAGTGGAACAGTATATGATGAGTATAGACACAATTACTCATCTTCTAACACAGCAACAAGTGGTGCATCTACATTGTGGGCATCTACATTCTTTATAGTTACAGATGACTATAATGTATACAAGTGCATATCAAATAACAATGGTGCAACATCCACTGTTAAACCAGATCACACAACTGTTGCAATATCAACTGAATCAGATGGATACAAATGGAAATTTATGTATTCAATATCTGCATCAGAAGTAATCAAATTCGTAACATCAGACTTTATACCAGTGAAAACACTTGGTGCAAAATCTGCTGTGGAAGGTGATACTGGTGCATTAGGTGCTACGGCAGCTGATGATACTTCTGCACAATGGGATGTAGAGAATGGTGCAACAGATGGTACTATAGAACATATCAGAGTAACTGCTGGTGGTTCTGGGTATTCAACTGCTGGAACTCATACTATTGCAATATCTGGAGATGGAACAGCTGGAACTGCAGCTGTAGTCGTATCTGGTGGTGCAGTAACTTCTGCAACTATTAATGCAGTAGGTTCAAATTATTCAGTAGCAGAGATTAGTAATACAGTATTACAAGCATCTGCGGGTTCTGGTTCTGGTGCAGCTTTTGATATTATAGTTAGTCCAAAGAACGGCCATGGTTCAGACCCAGTTGAAGAACTAGGTGGAAACTATGTGATCGTCAATTCTCGTTTAGAGTACGCAGAAGGTTCTGGTGACTTCCCAACAGATAACGATTTTAGACAAATAGGTCTTATTGTAAATCCAACCAACATAGGAACAGATACTTTATCAAGTGCAGCTACACTCAGTGCATCTAATGCCTTTACAATGGCTGCTGGTGCAGACATGCCTACAGTTGATGATGTGATTAAAAATGCACATCCAACTGCATCTGGTACTGGAACTGGTATAGTAGTTTCTGTAGATTCGACAAATAGGATTGTATCTTATTTGCCATCTTCTGGTTCAACTGGTATTTACAATGACTTTAGTTCGTCTGATACAGTTTATAGTTCTGCTGGAACAAGTCTAGGAACAATTTCAAGTCTAGATGCAACTAGACCAGAGATTAAAAGAAACTCTGGAGACATTGTGTACTTAGAGAATCGTGGTGCTGTTGCTCGTGCAGCAGATCAGATTGAGGATATAAAACTAATTATAGAAATGTAGGATAACTAACAGTGGCTCAAAAGACAGACCTAAATGTTAGTCCCTATTATGATGACTTTGCAGAATCCAAGAATTTTCATAGGGTTCTGTTTAAACCATCAGTAGCCATACAGGCAAGGGAACTAACACAATTACAAGCTATATTGCAAAACCAAGTTGAGAGATTTGGTAATCATATATTTGAAGAAGGATCAATTGTACTTGGTGCAAGAACTAACTTTGACCAAAATGTATTTGCAGTAAAGACTACAGACACCAATCCCAACGAAGATGGAATTCAGGCAACTGAATCCTTTCGTGTAGACGCATTAGATAAATTTTATGAAGGTGAAACTTCTGGAGTAGTTGCAAAGGTTGTTAAGACTGAAGCAAAGACTACCTCTGATCCACTAACTTTATTTGTTAAGTATCTTAAAACAGGTAACTCTGGTACAACTTATTACAACGAATTCCAAGATGGTGAAGAAATAAAAAGAGTTACTCAAGAGACTAATGGTACTTACACAGATGCATCTGACAATAACGAATTCAAAGTATTCTCTCAAACAGGTCTTACAGATGTAGGTTCTGTTAATGCTTCCTTTGCAAATATTTCCGAAGGTATTATATACACAAGAGGACACTTTGTTAAGGTTCCAAAACAAACAATTATTTTAGAGAAGTATTCTGCAACTCCATCCTACAAGGTTGGTCTTGATATTGCAGAAACACTGGTAAGTTCTACCGAAGATACCACTTTGTTAGACAATGCAGCTGGATCGACAAATGAAAATGCTCCAGGCGCACATAGACTAAAAATTCAATTAACTCTAGTTAAGAAATCCCTTACTGCAACAGACTCAACAAACTTCATTGAATTAATGAGGGTTGAAGATGGTACTGTTACTAAGAAAGTAGAGATAACTCAATACTCAAGAATTCAAGACACTCTTGCAAGACGAACATATGATGAGAGTGGTGACTATATGTTACAACCATATACAGTCAACTTTAGGGAACACTATAATGATGGAGTTAATGGTGGAGTATATTCATCCACAGATTCACCAGCAGGTGATAAAACAAAATTCATTGCAGTTGTAAGTTCTGGTAAAGCATATGTAAGAGGATACGAAGTAGAAAGAAATACTCCATCCTTTGTTACAATAGATAAAGCAAGAACTACTAATTCACAAAACAATGCAGCGAGTCCTTTCAGAATAGGTAACTATGTTAAGATTCATAATACCTTTGGAACTCCAGACATAACTAATCATTCCACAGTTGGTATCTACGATACTGCACAAGGAAGTTCTTCTACCACTAATAGTGGTAATCAAATAGGTATTGCAAGAGTTAGAGCAATTGAACATGACACAGGGACAGGTGGTGCTGATCAATACCATCTGCATTTGTTTGATGTTCAGATGTTTACTCGTATAACTATTAGTTCACAAACTATTGTTCAAGGTGCAAAATATAAAGGATTAACAACTGGTGCAACAGGTATTGCAATTACAGCGGATGGGGCTGCAACTACATTAGACCTCATCAATGTTACAGGAAACTTTAGTGCATCAGAAACTATTCAGAGAATAGAAGCAACAACTGGTGGAACTGCTTCATCAGCAGTAAGAACATTTAACTTTAGAAGAGCAAGAAGAATATATCAAACTCTTACTGGAACTAACTTTGGTGCAGATATAGTATTAGATGATAATTCAATATTAACAGGTACAGGTAGTGTAACTGCTGATGGTGATTCAAGTGATGATACATTAACTGGTGTTGCAACAAGATTTTCATCTGAGTTAGAAGTTGGAGATCAAATACTATTTGCAGATGGTCAGACTCGTACAGTTCAAACAATTACTAGTGATACTTCAATAACAATAGATGATGTATCTGCTAGTTTTAGTGGTAGTTTACTTAGACAAAGAGCAAAATTTTATAAACCAGATCAAACAGTCGCAATCTCTGGGTTGCCTCATGATGGAATCAAAGAGGTTTCCCAAGTAGAAACAGAAATAGTAAGACGACAAGCAGAAGTTACAGTTGGCTCTTCAAAGATTACATTACCCACATTAGCAACTGGTGAAACCTATGTTGCATTCTCAAGAGATAATTATGTTGTATCAAATGAATCATCTGGTGCAGATTTAGATTTATCTAGTGCAACTTTTGACTTATCAAACAATACATCACCAAGTGCATCTGCATCTTTCTCTGGTACAGGTGTGCCGGGCAATGGAACAGATGTTAAAATTACATACACAGTTCAAAGAGGAACTACACAAGCATCTACTAAGACTTTAATTAAATCTGCTGTTATGAATGTTAATTCAACTACAGGTTCCCTTCCATATGGATTGGGATATAAACACAACGACATTACTCTGGGAGTACCAGATATCTATAATGTTCGTGCAGTATACGAAGGTGGAAACGAAATAAGTTATGGTTCAACACCAACAACTACAACCAACCCAATGCCCCCTTCATTTGTATACACTGCCGATAGTGGAAACAGTGTTGCAATAAGTGATTCTGGAACACTAATGACAGGTAGTGTTTCTGGTGCAAGAGGTTGGTTAATCGAAAACGATAGTGGAGTATGTCACTTCTATTATGCAAAAGGGAGTGCAAATTTCCAAAACTCAGAAGCACTAACAACTGAAGCAGGAGCTGCAGGAACTATTGCAAGTTTAACTAATGGTTCTCCAAATATTCTTGACAGATATTATCTAGATGATGGGCAGAGAGATGGATATTATGGACTTGGAAAAATTTCATTAAAAGCAAATAGACCAACACCTAATAATCCATTACTAATTGTATTTGATTACTTTACACATGCTGGAAGTGGTAATAGTAAAAACTATTTCCATGCTGGTTCTTATGGTGGTTTGGATTATGAACAACTACCTAATTATGAAGCAGATAGAATTGATCCTAATAATTCAATTAAACCAGATGGAAACTTTAGTTTAGGTGATTCAATAGATTACAGACCTTCTGTTGCAGACTTATGGTCTACAAATCCATCAAGTGCAGTAACTTCTGGATCAATACAAAATGTATCTGGTCTTACTGTTGATCCTTTTAATTACGAAACAAGTTCATTTGCATCTGGTCATAAGGTTGATGTAGCACAAATTGGTTCTAACATTACTTTAGACTACACACATTATCTTGGAAGGATAGATAGATTATTCCTTACAAGTAAAGGGAAGTTTGAAATAGTTAAAGGAGAAGCATCCTTAAATCCAGTTGCAGGCGGTAATGTAGAAAATGCAATAGAGATTGCAACATTAACTGTCCCACCTTACACTGTTAATGCTGGTGATGTCGTTCCGAGATTAAAATCTCATAGACGATACACTATGAGACATATAGAAAAATTACAAAAGAGATTACAAAATTTAGAAAATGCTGTAACCCTATCAATGTTAGAGAAGGCTACAGAGACAATGCAAGTTCTTGATGATGATGGATTTGATAAATTCAAATCTGGATTTGTTGTTGACTCATTTAGGGGTCATGGAATAGGAGATGTTCTCCATCCAGATTATAGTATTGCAGTAGATCAAGAAACAAGTGTTGCAAGACCAACTCACTTTACAGACTTCTTTGACTTAGAATTTAATGCTAACAAATCATCAAATTGGCAATCCACAGGAAATGACACTGATGGGTATGTTGGAACTTTACCTTACAATGAAGTAGTAGAGATAAGTGCAGACAAAGCATCAACAGAATTAAATGTTAACCCATATGATATTGCAACATTCGTAGGAAGAATTACCATGACTCCAGATAAGGATTTATGGCATGACCATACAAGAAATCCAGAAGTCACAACAAGTAGAGAAGGTAATTTTGATGCAGTTATTGCTGGATTACCTAATGGTACTGGAACAGTTTGGAACGAATGGCAACAAACATGGGCTGGAACTCCAGAAACAACATCTACATCAGACACTGCTACAGACCCAATTGAAGTTATTAGAAGAAATGGAAGAGGTAGAAGGCAAGGTCGTATTGGTGCTGGGTGGAATCAGATTCCATTAAGTAGAGAAGGAAATGTTCGTGCATTTGAAGCCTTCAGAGCAGGAGACTGGGATGTTGGTGGAGGCATGGGTAACTGGGCAATGCCAAATGTTGGTGGTAGTGTAACTGGTACTGCTGGAAGAACCACAACTACTCTTACAAGAAGTGTTACACCAACAAGAGAATCAAGAACAGGGGTAACCACATCAGTAGTAGAAGACATTATAAATGATGTTAGTGAAAGAATAGTAAGTATTGATGTAGTTCAAAATATGAGATCAGTTGACATTACAGTTACAGGAGAATTACTAAAACCAAATACTAAACTTAATGCATTCTTTGATGGAATTGGTGTTAATGCACATTGTAGTGGAACTTTAACAACAGATGCTCAAGGTAAATTTACTACAGTCTTTACTGTACCAAATTCTGACTCATTAAGATTCCCTACAGGAATAAGAACATTTAAAGTTACAAATGGAGCTACCATAGATGGTAAGTGTGAAACATCTGCTGAAGGAAACTTCTTTGCAAATGGACAAGTAACTACAACAGAAAGAGAGACAATATCAACACGAAATGGAAGAGTCGTTATAGGTTCTACATCTGCAACTAGGCCAGGTGAGATTGTTACTCATCAAGAAACAACAGAAACAACAGCAGGGACTCCAACAATTATATGGGAAGACCCACTTGCACAATCATTCCTAGTCGAAGCAGACAATGGAATGTTTGTTACATCAGTAGATGTTTACTTTAGTACAAAGGATGATGGTGGTATACCAATAACATGTTCAATAAGAGAAATGAGCAATGGGTATCCAACACAAAAGATTTTACCTAGTGCAGAATCAGTACAGTATCCAGCTGATATAACAACATCAAGTGATGGAACAACTTCAACTAAATTTACTTTCCCACATCCAGTATATGTAAGACCAGACAGAGAATACTGTTTTGTATTAATGTCTAACTCTAATGCATACAATGTATGGGTTGGAGAGATGGGTAAATTTGATGTTAAGACAAATGAACCTATTGACAAACAGCCATATACTGGTGTATTATTTAAATCACAGAACAGTTCTACATGGACTACAGAACAAATGCAAGACATTAAGTTTAGACTTAATCGTGCAAACTTCACTTCATTAACAGGAAGAATAGTATTAGAGAATAAAGTAGATACTATGAGTAAACAATTAGGAAGTTCTCCAATAGAAATTATAGGTACAGGAGATGTAGATAGAATTAAAGTTTATCACATGTCTCATGGAATGTATGACAATGATAAATCTAATGTAACCATATCTGGTGTAGCAGGGGATAGAACGAACAGCGTACTATCATTGTCTACTCCGAGTGTTAGTGGAACAGGGGGCATTGCAACTTATACTGGTGTTCCAATTTTAAGAAGTGGATCACAAGTAAATGGTGCAACTGCAAACATTACATTAGATTCAACTACTACTGTCTCATCAATAACAATTAATAATCCAGGCTCAGGGTTTACTGCAGCTGAAACTTTAACTATTAAACAGTCTGATGTTGGTGGTAGTGGTGCAACAACATTCTGTACATTTACTGCAGCCACTGTAGGTGACACACTAGGTGGTATTTCAGTTGCACAAATAAACAAAACACATACTGCACTTGCAAATCATGACATAGATTCTTATGAACTTGATGTTACTATAACAGGAACAGCAGGTGCAATTGAGAATGTTAGGGGTGGTGGTACAGAAGTATATGCAACTAAGAATTTGTATATGGATTTAATCCACACTATGATACCAAATATACAATTGCCAGGCACACAAATCTTACCACAAGCAACAACAACTCAAACAGATATGCCTCAACAAACAGATACAAATAATACTTATACTAGGAATACTGCATCTCAGACTGTTAGATTAAATGATAATACACCATTAAATAATGCATCAATTGTTGCATCTTCAATCAATGAGACTAATGAGATGTCTGGTACGAGATCATTCCAATTGGATATGACTCTAGTTTCTAATTCTAGTTATGTTTCACCAGTGATTGATTCCAATGGTATTGGGTGTATAGGAACAATGAACAGAGTTAACCAAGTAGATTCTTCTAGTGATGTTAATGTAGAGGCTTATAGTGCATCAACTGAATCTACAGGTGATAATAATGCATCCATATATTTCACTAAGAGAATTGATTTAGAGAATCCAGCATCAGAATTAAAAGTTATATTTGATGGTTATAAACCAGTAACTAGTCAAGGGAATGCTGGTATAGAAACTTATTACAAAACACAAAAACAAGATGATAACACTCCATTTGAAGAAAAAGGATGGACTCAATTTGCAACCACAGACGAACCAGATGCAGATAGCACACAGTATAGAACATACGAATATGGTGCAACAGACCTAGATGAGTTTGTAGGTTTTGCAGTTAAGATAGTCTTAAAGAGTAAAGATACAGGTGTTGTGCCTGCAATCAAAGCATTCAGAGGATTAGCACTTGCGTAACAAAGTAGAAGGAAATGAACATCTTCTTAAAGATGAAACTACTGGAGCAGTTATAAATACTGATAAGAACTCCTATCTTGCGTATAAGAGAAGAAGGGTAGTGGTTCGTAGACAGAAAACTGAAATAGAAGTTCTCCAGAGTGAAGTACAAGAATTAAGAGGAATGGTACAGGAATTATTAGGTAGAGTATAATGGCATTAACAGTAAGTAATACCCAAACACTAGAAGATTTACGAGTCAGTCATAATGACCTCGTAGATGATGTTGGTGGTATTGGGAGTTTAAGAACAGGACAAAAATCATCTTTGGTAGATGCAGTCAATAGTATTATTGATGAGTATTTCTATTTTCAAGATTATGAATATACTGCATCTGGTGGAAGTAACGAAAACTTCACTGGTGCAGACAATGATGGTAACACTCTTAAATACTCAGTAGGTAGAGTATTAGTATTTAAGAATGGATTACTATTAAAGAGTGGTTCTGCTTATTCTGCAACCAATGGATCATCAGTTCAACTGGTTGGTTCATCTTCTTCTGGTGATGTTATTAGAATAACTTCTTTCACAGGTTCATACGAAGGAACTGCAGCTGCAGCACAACAAACAGTTCACTGGACTAAATCTAGTGGTGTAATATACAACAGTAATGCAAGTGGAATCGTAATAAACTCAGACGATACTAATATTATTACAACTCCTGCAGCTGGATATTCAATTCAATTAGAATCGACAGGTGATGATGTACTAATAGAAACTGGTGCATCTAACAAGGTTAAGATGACAGGTGACCTTGATGTTGTAGGAGACTACAAGAAGAATGGTTCTGCTCTTAGAGTAACCGACTTAGGTTCTTATGCAGCTGATGTTAGAGCTCAATTAAGTGCAAGTGGAGACATTTCATATAACTCCAGCACTGGAGTAATTTCATTCTCTGCTGGTACAAGTTCCTTTACAGGATTAACAGATTCCCCAGCAAACTATACTGGTGCAGCTCTTAAATATGTAAGAGTTAATTCTGGTGGAACAGGAATAGAGTTTGATGAGTTATCAAACAGTGATTGGGATCATGATTCATTAGCAAACTTTGTTGCAAATGAACATATAGATTGGACTGCAAGTGGTGCTGGTACAATCCATGCAAGTAACTATACTGATACAAATACAACCTATAGTGCTGGAACAAACATGTCACTTAGTGGAACAACCTTTTCTGCAACTGACACAAACACATGGCCCTCTGGTGGTTCAGCAGGTCAATTCTGGAATCACAATGGTGCATATT